TAAACAAGCCGTAATGTCCCCTTTGATGGACATGCAAAAAAGATACGGTATGTTCTTCAGAGTAGAAGAGCTTACCCACGGCAACAAAAAGAAGACCGACAGAGTAATGTGGGCACTACAAGGACGGTTTGAAAACGGATACATAACGCTAAACAAAGGTGAGTGGAATTCTAGGTTTTTAGATCAGTTGTTTCAGTTTCCTGATCCTTTGACGCATGACGATTTAATAGACGCTTTAGCGTATATTGACCAACTGGCAAACGTAGCGTACGACTACGACTACGAAATAGAAGACCATGATATTTTAGACGTGGTAGCAGGATACTAATATGACTGACTTATATGAACAAGACCCTTTGCTGGTTGAAGAAACAATTGAAGACTGGGTTATAACTAAATGTGAAAACTGGAGGGATTACTACGAAAGTAATTATGAAGCAAAATTTGAAGAATATTATAGACTATGGCGTGGTCAATGGGATCCTGCTGACAGTGAGCGTAGGTCTGAGCGTTCCCGTATTATTTCTCCTGCACTTCAACAGGCAGTTGAGTCTAATGTAGCAGAGTTAGAAGAAGCTACATTTGGTCGCGGTAAGTGGTTTGATGTTAGTGATAACATGGGAGACACTGAACGACAAGACGTACAGTTTTTACGCAACAAGCTAACTGAAGACTTTGAAAACTGTATGGTACGTAAGGCTGTTGCAGAGTGTCTAATCAACTCAGCAGTGTTTGGTACAGGCGTTGGTGAAATAATTATTGAAGAAATGAAGGAAATGGCTCCTGCTACTCAACCTGTTATGGGAGGAGATCTTCAAGCAGTAGGCGTAAACATTACTGATCGCGTTAAAGTAAAACTTAAGCCCGTACTCCCTCAAAACTTTTTAATTGATCCTGTAGCTACTTCTGTTGAAGACGCTATGGGTGTTGCTATTGATGAGTTTGTTAGTCGTCACCACGTAGAGCTTCTACAAGAACAAGGGGTTTACCGTGACGTATATGTTGGTTCTGCCGCTCCTGATACTGACTTGGAACCTGACCAAGACATAACTATTTATAATGATGATAAAGTACGTCTTACTAAATACTACGGTCTAGTGCCACGAGAGCTTCTAAACGCCTCTACAAGCGACGAAGACGAAGAAGTAGTAGTAGAAGAAGGTTCAGAATCACGTTACGTAGAAGCCGTTGTAGTGATTGCTAACGGGGGTATACTCCTAAAAGCAGAAGCAAACCCTTACATGATGCAAGACCGTCCTGTTGTTGCTTTTCCTTGGGACGTAGTACCGGGTCGTTTCTGGGGACGTGGTGTATGTGAAAAAGGGTACAACTCACAAAAAGCACTTGACACAGAGTTGCGCGCACGTATTGACGCTTTAAGTCTTACAATACACCCAATGATGGCTATTGACGCTACACGTCTACCACGAGGTGCTAAACCCGAAGTACGTCCGGGTAAAATGATTTTAACCAACGGAGATCCTCGTGAAGTACTTCAACCATTTAACTTTGGTCAGGTTAATCAAATCACTTTTGCTCAGGCCGGGGCATTGCAGCAAATGGTACAGCAAGCAACAGGAGCAGTGGACTCAGCAGGAATTGCAGGTCAAGTTAATGGCGAGAGTACTGCCGCTGGTATTAGTATGTCTCTTGGCGCTGTTATTAAACGCCATAAACGCACACTAATTAACTTCCAGCAGTCTTTCTTGATTCCTTTTGTTAAGAAAGCAGCCTATCGGTACATGCAGTTTGATCCTGAGTCATATCCAGTTGCTGACTACAAGTTTAACGCAAGCAGTACTTTAGGTATTATTGCTCGTGAGTACGAAGTTACTCAGCTTGTTCAGTTGTTGCAGACAATGGGTAAAGATTCTCCGTTGTATAACACGTTGATACAGTCAGTAGTTGACAACATGAATTTGTCTAACCGTGAAGAATTACTTGCAGCACTTGCTCAAGCTTCACAACCTAACCCGCAAGCACAACAGATGCAACAACAAGCACAACAGTTGCAAATGCAGTTCCAGCAATCACAAACTGCAGCGTTGTCTGCTCAGGCGCAAGAGTCACAAGCACGCGCTACTAAGCTGGCTGCAGAAGCCCAAGCAGTTCCTCAAGAACTTGAAATTGATAAAATTAATGCTATTACTCGAAACCTTCGTGAAGGTGACGCTGAAGATAAAGAGTTTGAGCGACGTATGCGTGTTGCTGATACTCTCCTTAAAGAAAAACAAATAGAAGGTAAAACCAATGTTAACGGACCACGAACTACGCCTACTCCTACAGAAAGTCAACCAAGAGTTCCAAGGAACATTCCAACACCTAGCGGACCTCCAAACCAAGGTGGACCAGTTGGAAACCAAGGTGGAGGAGTTATCTAATGCCAGTAAAGAAAGACCCAAGACTAGCACGAGCGGGCGTAAGCGGGTTCAACAAACCAAAGAGGACGCCTAACCATCCTAAAAAGTCTCACGTTGTTGTAGCTAAAGAAGGCGATAAAGTTAAGACTATTAGGTATGGACAACAGGGCGTTAGCGGCGCAGGTAAAAACCCTACTACTGCTAAAGAAAAAGCACGACGTAAATCATTTAAAGCACGTCATGCAAAAAACATAGCTAAAGGTAAAATGTCTGCAGCTTACTGGGCTAATAAATCCAAATGGTAAGGAGAGTAAGCAGTGGCTAAAGGCGTAAAACATTATAAACGTGACGGTACTGAATATACAGGCGGTACGCATAAGATGCCTAATGGAGCAGTCCATTCAGGTAAAACACATGGAAAAACATCTGTAAAGTTGTTTCACTTTGATGAGCTTTCACAAAAAGCAAAGGAGAACGCTATGCCCGGTTATGGAATGAAAACAACAACACCTAAAAAGAAAAAGCCTGCTATGCCTAAGCGTGGTCAGCGCACAATGACTAATAAGAAAAACAAGAAGAAGTAGTCATGCCTAAAGCTAAAACTAAGAAAGCTAACGACGCTTGTGCAAAAAAGGTTAAGTCCAGATACAAGGTATGGCCTTCTGCGTACGCTTCTGGTGCTGTAGCCAAATGCCGCAAGGTCGGCGCTAAGAACTGGGGTAACAAAAGTGGCCGTAAGAAAAAGTAAAAAAGGTGCTGCCCTCAAGAAGTGGTTTAACGAAGAGTGGGTAGACGTAAAGACAGGTAAACCTTGTGGGCGTAAGTCTGCAAAGAAGGGTGAGTCTAAACGTCCGTACCCTTCTTGTAGGCCTAAAGCAGTTGCAGCTAAGATGACTAAAGCTGAAAAGGCTTCTTCTGCACGACGTAAGACAGGACCTTCTAAAATTAAACACGCAGTTACTGCTTCAGGTAAACGTAGGAAGTCTACAAGAAAAGCTTGACAACTGCTAAAAAATATGATATAATAAAACTATAGTTAACAACATTAGAGGAAACTATGACTTCTGAGCTTGAAACCTACTTCGACAACTACAACAAACTCTTCAATCACGAAGGTTTCAAACAACTCATACAAGAGTTATCTACAAACGCACAACAGTTAGCTGATATTCAGACTGTAAAAGACTCCGAAGAATTATTCTATCGTAAGGGTCAAGTCGCTGCTTTAGCTACTGTAATTAATCTACAGGGTACTATCGAAGTTGCTAGAGAGCAAGCGGAGGTAGAAGAAGAAGGCCCAATAGATGTTTAAAATCTATGACTTCCGTTGTACTAACGGGCATGTCTTTGAAGAAATGGTAGAAAACGGTGTTACAACCAGTAGGTGCGGTTGTGGCGCTAACGCTACTAAATTGGTATCTGCCCCGTCTTTTCACCTTGATGGCTCTACTGGAGATTTTCCCGGACAGCACATGAAGTGGGTACGAGAACACGAAAAAGCAGGTAGAAAAAAGTCTCCACAATGATTTAATCACGGAGTTTAATTATGTCAAGAGCAACAATGCTTGATCCACAACCTCAAGAGGAAAATGTGGACACCATTGAAAACGAAGTAGAAGAGATTCAACATTCTGAAATGGAAGTTGAGCAACCTCAAGAAGATCCTACAGTTCCAGAGAAATACCAAGGTAAGTCTTTAGAAGAAGTTGTACAGATGCACCAAGAAGCTGAAAAGCTTTTAGGTCGTCAGTCTTCTGAAGTAGGAGAACTTCGTAAGGTTGTCGATGATTACATAAGTGTTCAAACACAACCAACAGCACCTCAACAGCAACAAGTTGAGCCTGAAGACGATATAGATTACTTTACGGACCCTCAAGGCGCAGTTAATCGTGCAATTGAGAACCATCCTAAAATAAGAGAAGCGCAAGAGTATTCACAGCAGTACAAGCAACAAGCTGCTTTGGCTACACTAAATAGTAAACATCCAGACATGCAAGAAATCTTAAATGATTCTAAGTTTGCTGAATGGATTAAAGCTTCAAAAATTAGGACTCAGTTATTTGTAGAAGCTGACCAAGCATACAATGCTGAAGCTGCAGATGAATTGTTTTCCCTTTGGAAAGAAAGAAAAACAGTAACTCAGCAAACTGCTAATGTTGAAAAACAAGCACGTAAGCAGCAGTTAAAAGCAGCTAATACAGGTAACGCACGAGGCAGTGCTGAAGGTAGTCGTAAGAAGGTATATCGTAGGGCCGACATTATTAAACTAATGAAAAATGACCCTGACCGTTATCAAGCTTTGTCCGATGAAATTATGGCAGCTTATGCGGAGGGTCGAGTCAAATAATCTAGGAGATTGACATGGCTACTGCAACTTATCCGGGCGCAGCCGGTAATACTGCAAAGACTGAAGCAGGTACGTTTATTCCAGAAATCTGG